ATGGCAGAAAGGTTCGTGAAAACGATGAAGGAAGACTACATCGCGTTCATGCCGAAACCGAATGTAAGAACGGCATTGCATAATCTTGCAGTGGCGATCGAACATTACAATGAAAACCATCCGCACAGTGCGTTGGGTTATCGCTCTCCGCGAGAATATCGACGTCAGCGGGTAACGTTAACTTAAGATACACCCCCTGTCTGGAAATAAGGGGGCAAGAACAATGATCAGATTCCCTGGTGAGTAAGAATTTTACTTTCTGAACTCCTCTGAGAGTATTGACTTGGAGAAACACCAAAATAACGTCTAAATACATAAGTAAAGTATGAGACACTGGCATAACCACAGACCTTAGCTACTTTACTAATAGGATAACAACGAGTGCAGAGTAAATATTCAGCCATTTGCATCCTCTCATCAAGTATGATCTTACTGAATGATACCCCCTCTTCTTTCAATTTCCTCTTTAGTAAACTTTCGCTGAGATATAATCTTGATGATATATCCTTAAGACGCCATGGTGCAGATAAATCCGTATGAATAATCGTTTTAACTTTAGCCCCTGTGCTTTTCAAACATTCAAACAGAAATACTCCAAATTGTTTTTCAGAAGAAAATGCAGAGAGACATGTAAAAGCAATAGACTCATCAAAAATTTCTATGTATTCAGCACAGTGATTAGCCCAACTAATTAATCCTTTAATTAAACTGAAGTCAGCAAAGTTTATTTTTAAATAAGATGGATATTCCCTACAATCAGAAATATCCCTTAAGTTATTAGCTTTCAAATAGCGACTAATAAACTCAGCGCCAAAATCCGCCACTATCACTCTTTCAGGATATGTCAGGAAAAAATCTCTAGAGCTAGAGTCGACAAGTACAGATGAACCTCTCTCCAGAAACACACTCTCTTTTCCGAAATAAACATCAAAGGACTCCAAAATCAATATAACTGAACATGTAGTTGCCATATCATCCACACAATTTAACTGAAACCAGGATGAAGTATATGTATATAAAGTTCACTTTGCCAAACTTCAGTATAAAAAACCACTAAAAATAGGGTGTGATAAAAAATACCGTAACAATAAAGCAAAGGATTATAAATTCCGTTACAGTTACAAATGATACTCAAGAAACAATTCCTTAGGAAAAACTTATTTACAGCCAATAAGTAAGACACTTATATGATATCAAGTTTTCATAAAACATAACTAGGCTAAATAGCTGCGCCTAATACCGCTACACTTTTGCCAGCCCATGTTTGCCTCCGGGTATTGACCCCTTCTCTACGCAACTTCAGTTCCTACCACCAACTTTGCGGCAGCTTTGTAGGATCAATGTCTAAAAGAATAATGGTGACCGATAAGAAAACGACTGAATAACTGCAAATTTTCGCTCAAAACCTTCCTGTCAGATCCATAGCGAATCAAGTGCTGAATGTCACAGTATCGAACAGAAAACAGTGACGATCTAACCCTTCAAGAATATTCTACGATTGTTCTGTTTAGGAAAAGCAAGGCGGGAAGTCGGGAGATAAGTCATTGATAAAGTGGCGGAGAGAGGGGGATTTGAACCCCCGGTAGAGTTGCCCCTACTCCGGTTTTCGAGACCGATGATACAGAGTCGAAAAATCAAAGAGTTAAAAATTTTTCTTGGAATAAATGTCTTAAAATCGTACACGAAAAATCAATGAATTACATAACATTAAAGAAGAATATTCCAAGCCTTCTTGAGGCTACTACCTGTTTTCAGGTGTCATTCAGACGTGATTTGCCCCAGATTGGGAAAGCACGCTTTTTTCTCAGCTATCGTCCTCTTATTTTGCCGTTACATTTCTTTTTGCACTCTAATGATTAATTTACAATAATAATATCGGTAATTATTGAGTAATAATAAATTGATTATTGCAAATGTAATTTAATTCCATCTTCGCGTTATATTCCAATCTTTAATCTCCGCATGGAGCAAGTTGCATGCGTGACTATATTAAGACAACTTATAACCACCAAAACATTTGCTTTGCAAACAAAAACAGTGACCATTGACTCTAAGAAAATTCCGATCTATTGTTAGGGTCATCAAAGTTACTTAACAGTATTCCGAAATGAAAATACAAAGCAAGCTAATTGTCTTATTAAACATTATCATTGCATTTATATTATTTGAGCTTTTAGCTCAAAAATTTGGTTTGAGTACATTATTTTAAAGCAAGATAAACAATATCGGGCACTCTAGTTTTTATAATTAACAATTAAACGTCCATAAAATATTATTTACTTTTGTTCGCTATTGTCACATCTTAATATAGTGGCTTACGCCACTCTACTTTCATCACATTTTGTACGTTTATGTACTCGCCATGAAGCTCTTTCATGGCGATTTTTTATTCTTAATCCAAGAACATACTCCCTACCTATAGCAAAATCACTTTTTGAACAAAAGAATAACGTATTTAGGTAATCATTACGAATTTACCCTATAGGTGCTACTGGCCATTCAATATCCGGAGCAGTTGTTGTATTAACACGGTTCAGCAACACCCGATACTTTTTCCAGACTTCCAGCAACGAAGTTTCTTCCTCCGTTGCGATCTCCAGATCTACAGCATCCTGAAGTGGCGCAATATGCTCATTCGCTGCCTGCATCAGGCTGTTTTTTGTTTCTTCCGCCTCCCGGATCCGGAATAGTTTTTCTGCTTCTGCATCTTTCACCCAGGCTGTGCCGTTCCACTTCTGAAACTCCCCTTCCGGGGATAACCAGGTGACATTTTCCGGTAATGAGCCGAGTTCAGAAATAAATAACGCGTCGCCGGAAGCCACGTCATAAACCGTTTTACCCCGATGATCTTCAACGAGATGCCACGATGACTCATCACTGTTGAAAACAGCCACGAAGCCAGCTGGAATATCTGGCGGTGCAATGTCGGTACTGTTTGCTGGCAGACCTGTATGAGGCGGAATATATGCATCACCTTCACCAATAAATTCATTAGTTCCGGACAGCAGATTATAAATTTTTATGGTCCGTGGTTGTTCACTCATTCTGAATGCCATTATGCAAGCCTCACAATATAGTTAAATGCGATGTTTTTGACGGTGTTTTCCGCGTTACCAGCAGCGTTAACGGTGATGGTGTGTCCATGTGAACCAATCGCAACCGAGTGCGTATGCGCACCAATACCGACAGTATGTGCATGTGCACCTGCAGATGCTGCTGTGCCGGACAGCGAGTGGGTATGAGCACCATCTGATGATGTCTTCCCTGCATTACGAGTCTGGCCACTACCGCTTGTTGTGCTCATAATCCCCGCGCTTGGATTTGAAATCGCGGTATAACCATTAGGGAAAATGCTCGTGTTCGTGCCACCAAATGCACCGGAACTCTTGTGTTGGTGCGCACCGGCACTATTTGCGGTCCCGCTAATACTATGGGTATGCGCCCCGGTGTTATTCGTGGATTTAGTGCCGTAATCAAACGACGATGTGGTTTTCGTCCCCAAATCCGTACTGGATGCGCTGGCGCTGTGGGTATGCGATTTAATGCCATCCTGTTCCTGAGACAATACGGCACGACCACTGGCGGGCTTGCCCTTAATCGTCCAGCCACGCATATCAGGGATCACGCCTGACGGATAAGCCGCTGCAAGTTTCGGGTAAGCAGATTTGTCAAAAGTCTGCCCCTGCATCAGGGCATAACCAGACGGAACGGTATCTGATGGCCACGGGATTGGTGCGCCAACTGGGTAGCTTTCTGGTGGAAGATTTTTCGAGGTATAAACTTCTGCCCAGCCTTCCTCAAAACCATAGCCATCTCTTGAGGAACGGTAGAACAGACCTCCATTTCTGTAATGCGCCTTCATCTGCAGGGTCCGGCAACTTCCGACTCCGGTATAGAAGTTAACCAGAATATAGGTGTAGCCAGAGCGGGTGACATTGTAAGCGCCTGATTCGGCATTCCAGGGAACGCCACCATCCGCATCGGCATATGTATCCGTTGCCCTTCTGGCAAAAGCAGCCACATGCGCGGCGGTTAAAGTGATATCAGTAGAACCATCAAATGGAACACCGGATATTTTTCTTGCAGTCTGAAGTTTTGTAGCAGTTGCAGCATTACCAGTGGTGTTCTGATTACCCGTAGTGTTTACACCTGGAAGGTTAATATTTGCAGAACCGTCGAAAACAACTCCACCGATAGATCTTGCCGTCTGCAATTTCGTGGCTGTACTTGCATTACCATTCAATGAACCAGTTAATCCACCTGTAACAGACAACGGACCTGAAACTGTTCCTCCGGTTGTTGGCAGTGCTCCAATATCTGATGGTGTAGGTTTCTGATGTGAGCTATACATCGTATAAACAACACCATAGGTAACGCTGGAAGGCTTACTCGCTGAATATGTTGGCGAGGTATAAACAGAAACTGACGCATTTGCAGTACAATCCCAATGGATATTTACACTCGTCGCATAATTGCCAATCTCAACGTAAATATCATATGTATCGCCGGATGTGTTGATCCAGGCGAAATTCGTTAATCCGACGGCTGTACGCTTCCACAAAGCCCCGGTAATTCCTTTGGGGTTTCCATTGCCTGCTCGTAGAACCAGTTCTGAAATGCCTGCCTGATGTGGGGAACCGACGTTGTAACCAGCGCCACCAATCAATGCGATGTAAACGATGGAACTCGCTTGTGGCATGGTAACCGTAGCCAGTTTGAACCACCCAGCCCCGCCAGAGAAAGACATCGTTACTGAATTTAAAGTACCAATATCTTTCGGCGTTAATGTTATATCCGCAGTCAGTGCTTTTCCGTTAACTTTTCGGTTAGATGGCACCCTGCTATTCGCATTGTCATTGGCTGCTTTAACTGCTTTTGGCGTTGCGGCCAGCGATTCACTGGTGCTATCAACAGCACTGCTAAGTTTCACAACACCTTTAGTTGTAAGGCTTGCGTCTTCCATCGCAACTGCACCGGCAATCTCTTCAGCACGATCAGCAGCAGCTTCCGCACGGGTCGCAGCGGATTCAGCAGTAGTTTTGCTCTGAGATGCTGCCGTCGCACTGCCTGCCGCCTCTGTTGCCTTCGTGGATGCCGTCGTGGCGCTGCTCTTCGCTGCTGACGCTTGTCTGGTCGCCTCATCTTTTGAAGCAGACGCAGATGATGCCGATGACGCCGCCGAACTGGCGGACGATGCGGCAGCCGTTTTTGAGGATTCTGCGCTGGTTTCCGACGCTTTCGCGTTCGTTTCGGATGTCTTCGCTGCGGAAGCAGACCTCGCTGCTGCGCTGGCCTGTTCAGTGGCTTCGCCAGCCTTCGTTGTGGCTGTTGAAGCAGACGATGCGGCGCTTTCTGCCGATTTTCCGGCGGCGGTGGCACTGGCTGAGGCCTGCCCGGCACTTGTTGACGCTGCACTGGCAGACGACGCAGCCGCTGTTTTTGAGCCTGCCGCAGCTGAGGCACTCTGTTCCGCTGCCGTTTCAGAAGACCTGGCGTTTGTCTCAGACGTTTTTGCCGCCTTCGCAGAATTTGCTGCCGCCGTTGCCGAGGAAGCTGCGCTGCTGGCGCTCGAGGCTGCGTTCGTTTCTGATGATTTTGCCGCCTCTTTTGAAGCCGACGCATCCCGTGCTGAAGTGGCTGCTTCTGACGCTTTCGTAGTCGCGGTGGATGCAGAAGTGGCTGCTGATTGTTGTGACGCTGCCGCATTCGTTTCTGACGTTTTCGCCGCACCGGCACTGGTAGCCGCCGCGCTTTTTGAGGACTCTGCAGCGGCAGCACTTTTTAATGCTTCAGTGGCCTTTGTTGATGCCGTTCCTGCGCTGGAAGACGCTGACTGAGCCGACGAAGCAGCCTGTCCGGCTGACGTGCTGGCTGCGCGTGCTGAGCCTGCAGCATCAGTCGCATGGGTTGCCGCCTCACGGGCTGATGTGCCGGCATCGCTGGCTGACTTCTTCGCGGCTGCCGTGTTCTGTGCCACCGCGGACGCGTTACGCGCCACCTCTTCCACCATCAGTTCAAAACGGCGCAGTGCCTCAGGACGGGCATCATCCTCCGTCATGGCACCGAGAAAATCATTCAGCGTACCGGGTCGGGAATCTTCATACACGGTGATGGTCCCGGCATGTGACGGCGGGAATCCTTCCACCAACAGAATAACGCTGTACTGACCGTACTCAACGTCCATGCTGTAACGCCCGGCTTCATCCGGATTTTCTGAGGCCAGCGTGTTCACCACCACCGTGGTGCTGTTACGTTTTGCTTTCAGCTGGATTGTGCAGTTCTGTACCGGTTTTCCTGTGCCGTCTTTCAGTACACCTGAAATCTTTACTGCCATATTCACCCCACAAAAAAGCCCGCCTGAACCGGCGGGCTGTCATAACACTGTGTTACCTGGCTAATCAGAACTTATAACCGACACCCACGATGAAACCGTCAGTGCGCCAGTCGCCACTGCCGGAGCCTTCATAAGCAATATCAATGGCCACGGATTCGGTCGGGTTAAACTGCACGCCAGCTCCCCACGCCAGAGACGTGTTGCTGTGGCGACCGTCATCACTTCCGGTCAGCACGTCGTGCGTTTTCCCCTTGTTGTCAGTTACGCGGAGATAATCCCCGGAGAAAGTCGACACACGGCTGTAAGCCACACCCGCCATCGCATACGCGCTGAACCATTCATTCACGCGCACAGACGGCCCCGCCATTACGCTGAACCAGCGGTTACGAACGGAATCTTCATGCCAGCGGGTATCGCTGTAATGGGTCAGCTGGCGATTCTTGTCTCCTGCATAGCTGAATGACGTCACCAGCCCCAGCGTATCCGTAAACTCATAACGGTATTTCACGTTAATCCCGTTCAGATCATCACTGCCGGGAACGTTGGTCCGGGCATGAAGATACCCCGCGCTCAGCGTGGACTGATGTTCAGACGCCCATGCAGGCGCACCGGATACGGCCAGACAAATGGCTGCGGACAAAATGGCTGCACAAACTTTACGCATAATTACCTCTCGCTTTTCTGCAATAAAAAAGGCGTCATTCCTGACGCCATTTATTGGGGTTATAAATATTTCAACGAATACTGATGCCTGAAGCCGCTTTTTTGGTCACAATCACCGTACAGTCGGTGATATTACCTGCCCGCTGATTGCCTTTATGGAAAACCTTAAACTCCAGAGTGACGCTTCCCCTGCCACTCGGCATATCAATAACCGCACTGTAGCTACCGGGAATGGCCCCTTTAGTTTCTCTGGATGCGATTAATACACCGTTTTTGCGAACTTCAAAACCATAACCCGTGTATCTTGTACCTCCCGGGTTATTACCACTTCCCGGATCGCTATACGCTATTCCGTTAAAGATAATGGGCGGAATAATGATTTGACGGTCAAAGTTATGATCATCGCTGATGGTGACTGTAACCGTCCCGTTTGGTGTTTCCGTATTACCCCACGTACCAGCCTGTTTCGGGAATGATTTGGATACAGCTTTAACGAAGTCACCTCTGACCTGAGTCGCCTCCAGCATGCCCTTAATCGTACAGTTTTCATTTACCGTGACATTGTTGAGCGTCCCGGCGTTCGCATTCACACTGCCACTGATATCCGCATTTTTAGCGGTCAGCTTTCCGTCCGGTGTCAGGGAAAATGCCGGTGGATTTCCACCGCTGGTAATGGTGGGGGCCGTCAGGCGCTTCAGGAACACGTCGTTCATGAATATCTGGTTGCCCTGCGCCACAAACATCGGCGTTTCATTCCCGTTTGCCGGGTCAATAAACGCGATACGATTGGCGGCAACCAGAAACTGGCTCAGTTTGCCTTCCTCCGTGTCCTCCATGCTGAGGCCAATACCCGCGACATAATGTTTACCGTCTTTGGTCTGCTCAATTTTGACGCCCCACATGGCATTCCACTTATCGTTAGCATCCTTCCACTCTTTCGAAAACTGCTCCAGTTTGCTGGCGTTATCCTCCGTCAGGTCGACTTTTTCCAGCAGCTCTTTACCAAGATGGGATTCGGTTATCTTGCCTTTGAAAAAATCCAGGTAACCTTCCGCATCATCGCTCGCCCGACCGACGGCCTCCACGAATGCCGATTTGCCAACGGTGTTCACACTGCGGATATAAAAGTAATAATCATGGCCCGGTTTGATATTGATACTGGCGGCTATCCAGTACAGCGCCGTACCAAGATAGCGGGCTGTGGTTTCAACCTGCCTGATATCCGCAATCCGTTTTTCCGAGAACCAGAACTCAAACTGTACCGTCGGGTCATAAACCGCAAGATGTGGCGTGGCGGTTATCTGAAAATAGCCCGGTGTCAGCTCAATCCGAGACGGCGCTGCCGGTGCGGCAATCCGGAACGATACCGATGCCGGATCGCCCTGCAGCTCCCACGCATTTACCGCCCGGACCGTCAGCATGTAACGCCCCAGCGCCAGTTGCGTGAAGCGGTATGTGGTTTCCGTCGTCCGGGCCGTGCTGACCAGCCGCTCACTGCCGTCATCCGCTGCCACGGTCAGGCGAAGCAGGAAGCTCACGCCCTTCACCACCTTCGGCGTGTCCCAGCGGGCCAGCACCTGATATTCCCCACTGTCTGCGGTGACTTCGGCGGTCAGGTGCTGCACCGCTGGCGGCGTGACACCATTCACCGTGCCGCTCTGGTCGCCGTCAAAGTGCGCCCCGTTATCCACGATGGCTTCTTTTTCCGGTACATGCTGCACGGCAGTGATGGCATACGTGCCGTCATCGTTCTCACGGATACTCACACAGCGGAACAGGCGCTGACGCAACGTCGGCAACTTCAGCCCCCACACGCTGTATTCTGCAACGCCGTCAGGAACCCGGTTCACTTTCACCTTCACGCCGTCGGTGACGGACTGAACCTCCACGCTGACCGGATTACCACTTCCGTCAACCAGGCTTATCAGCGTGGTACCGGAGGATGGCAGCGTGATTTCACGGTCGAGCGTCAACGTCCGGGTCTGGCTGTTTACCGCCAGCACGCGACCACCGGTGCTGATACCGGCATAGTCATCATCGCAGATTTCAATGACATCGCCCGGTACATGGCGAAGCCCTTCAGCACCCACGCTGAAATCCACGGTCTGCGTCTCCAGCAGTTCCGTTTTAATCAGCCACAGCCCGGCGCGGTGTGCCTGCCCCCGGCTGGTACAGCCAAAGGCATCCATCTTCGTGACATTACGACCGTAACGGGCAATGGCCTGCGTATCTTCAACAAGCTCTGTCGCCGTCTCCCAGCCGTTGTTCGGGTCAATCCAGCTCACCTCAACGGCATTATGGCGGTCCTTCAGGGCGCTGAAGCTGTAGCGGAACGGCGCGCCATCATCCGGCATCACCACATTACTGCGGTTATAGGTCCACACCTTATCTGATGGTCGGTCCTGCACGAACGTCAGCGTCTGCCCGTTCCATACCGGCATACAGCGCATCGCCGAGCAGAAATCACTGAGAACATCCCACGCCTTACGCTGTGTGGTCAGGTACGCATTACAGGTGATGCGCGGCTCCGTGCCGCCAAAACCGTCCGGCACCGACTGGTCGCAACACTGGCCGATGACATACAGCGCCCATTTATCCACATCTGCCGCACCAAGACGTTTACCCATGCCGTAGCGCGGGTGGGTCAGCATATCCCACAGACACCAGGCCATGTTGTTGCTGTATGCTGGCTTAAACGTTCCGTCCCAGATACCGCTGTATTGCCGCGTCTGCGGGTTATAGTTCGACGGCACCTGCAGAATACGCCCGCGAAGATGATAATTACGGCTCACCTGCTGGCTGCCGAACTGCTCCGAATCCACCTGTACGCCGACCAGTGCCGTGTTCGGGTAGCACTGTTTCACATCGATGATTTCGGTGTATGACGACCAGAGCGTTTTGTTCTGCAGCTGGTCTGTGGTGCTGTCCGGCGTCATCCTGCGCATCCGGATGTTGAACGGGCGCGGCGGCAGATTATCCACCACCACCGAGGCCAGATACTGCGAGGTGGTTTTGCCCTTAATGGTGATGTCTTTTTCCGTCACCCAGCCACCATTACGCTGTATCTGAACCAGCAGGCGAACTTCCGACGGATTCCGGTCCCCCTTTGAGGTGGTTTCCACCAGTGCCTGCACACCGAAGGTAAAGCGCAGTCGGTCGATGTTTGCAGACGTAATGGTGCGGGTGATCGGCGTGTCATATTTCACTTCCGTACCCAGCACCGTCTCGGAGCCGGAGGATTCAAACCCCTCCGGCGGTGTCTGCTCCTGCTCACCGGCACGGAACACCACCGTGACACCGGAGATGTTGGTATTCCCCTCAGTGTCCAGCACTGGCGTACTGTTCAGCAGCACGCTTTTTAATCCATCCACCGGACCTTCAACCGGCCCTTCGCTGATGGCATCGATCACACTCAGCAGCTGCGTGGACTTCAGGTTGTCCTTCGCTTCGCGCGGGGTATGCCCCTTACTGCTGCCTTTACCCATTCCTCACGCTCCATAAATGACAAAACCGCCCGCAGGCGGTTTCACATAAAACATTTTGCATCAGCGACCAATCACCACAACCTGACCACCGTCCCCTTCGTCTGCCGTGCTGATCTCCTGAGAAACCACGCGAGACCCCACGCGCATTTCCCCGTACAGAACAGGCAGAACATTGCCCTGGGCAACCATGTTATCCAGTGAGGAGAAATAGGTGTTCTGCTTACCGTTATCCGTTGTCTGTGTACGGGGAGTTCTGGCTTTCGGTGCCAGCATCTGCGCCACACCACCGAGCACCATACTGGCACCGAGAGAAAACAGGATGCCGGTCATACCACCGGTCCCAATGGCTGCCCCCCATGCTGCAAGGGTGGCTCCGGCGGTAAAGAATGATCCGGCAATGGCGGCAGCCCCCAGGACAATCTGGAATACGCCACCTGACTTGGCCCCGGCGACTCTGGGAACAATATGAATCACAGCGCCATCAGGCAGAGTCTCATGTAACTGCGCCGTTAACCCGGACGTGCTGACGTCCCGCCCGGCAATCCGTACCTGATACCAGCCGTCGCTCAGTTTCTGACGAAACGCCGGGAGCTGTGTGGCCAGTGCCCGGATGGCTTCAGCCCCCGTTTTCACACGAAGGTCGATGCGGCGACCAAATCGTTGTAAATCCCCGTAAAGGCAGATGCGCGCCATGCCCGGTGACGCCAGAGGGAGTGTGTGCGTCGCTGCCATTTGTCGGTGTACCTCTCTCGTTTGCTCAGTTGTTCAGGAATATGGTGCAGCAGCTCGCCGTCGCCGCAGTAAATTGCGGCGTGATTCGGCACTGATGAACCAAAACAGCACAGCAGCACATCGCCCGGCTGTGCCGCTGACAACGGCACCTGATACAGCCCCGTCGCCTCCAGATTATCCAGATAGAGATTCTGGCCGTTACGCCACCAGTCATCCTCACGATAAAAGTCCGGCATCTCAATCCCCGCCAGATGATAAGCATCCCGGAACAGTGTGTAACAGTCCGTCACACCGTGCTCAAAGCGCCGCCCGGTGAGATGCGGCACACAGCGGAACTTATGAATCGTCCCCCGGCAGACCAGCCACCACGGCAAATCACTCTGCACCTGCAGCCGCCGGTCGGCCTCACTCAGCCAGGGCAGACCACCGGGGTGGCTGTGGACCAGCGCCACAATCTCACCCTGCATTTCTGCCTGCAGCCAGTCTTCCGGCGACATACGGAAATACGCCTCCGGCTCACCGGAGATATTCACGCAGGGAAAATATCTTTCCCCCTCCGGCGTGCTTACCACGAAGCCGCACGACTCCGCTGGCGCACATCGCCGGGCGTGCGCCAGAATCGCTGATTCTGTCTGTGTCATGGGATTTACTGCGAAAGTTTGTTAATGGAAAGGAAGCCGCCAAAGTTGCCGACGTTATTGCGGAACTTACAACCGCTCAGGCATTTGCTGCATTTATCCTTCGTGATATCGGACGTTGGCTGGTCATATTCATCCGCGACAGCCGGACCGCTATAACCGCACTCGTCACCGCGATAGGTCCAGGTGCAGGTGTTGGCCAGCATGATACGTCCCGGAAAAACAGCGCCATCCGTTTCCGTCGGCGTGGACAGTACAAAGGAGGCACTCACCGCGCTCAGTTCGCTGCACTGCTCAATGCGCCAGCGGCTGATCACCTCCTGCTCCGGATCGGCGTAACTGTTTCCGTTGACGAAGTTCACCGCATCCAGAAAACGGGCGTAAACCTTACGCCGGACCACCGTTCCGCCGACCAGACTCTGCATATCTTCCGCCATCCCGGTGACCATACCGTACAGGTTAGAAACCGTCAGCGTGGGGCGCGTACTGGTGCCTTTGCCATTCAGTTCGAAACCACTCCCCTGAATGGGATACGCCTGATACTGTCGCCCCTGCCAGGTGACCGGCTCACCTTTTTCGTTCTGCTCATTACAGAAAAAATAACGTTCTCCACCGACCTCTGTCAGGTCGATTTCCCATAGCACCACGCTGGCCGACTGCTCCGCACGGGTGCATTCATTCAGTGTTTCCTGCCGGATATCCTGCATCAGTTCACCACCTGTTCAAACTCTGCGCTGAACTCAACACGCAGCATACTGACCCGCGACGACCATTTTGCGCAGGTCACCTTTATCTGCCGCCACTCATAAGGCGGCGTCCACAGAAAGGATTTCCAGCCCCCGTGCTCTTCCAGAAACGACTCCAGTACCGTGGCCTCCTCACGGGGGACAGAAAGCGTCACGCTGTACGTTTTCAGGTTGGCATTCAGCCCGGCAGGCGCTCGCTGGGAATAGCCATCACCAAAGCGCACCTTTCTTACAGAAGGGGCCGAAGCCACATCCATACCGGGTTTCACTTTCCAGCGGAAGGTTTTCATCGTCCACCTCCGGAGAACAGGCCACCATCACGCATCTGTGTCTGAATTTCATCACGGGCACCCTTGCGGGCCATGTCATACACTGCTTTCATCATCTGTGGACCTGGCAGACCATTCGTACCGTCGTTCTGAATCACCATGTTGTTGTTCTGCTCAAACCTGATACCCTCTGAACGCCGCATTTGCGCCGGACTTCCGGTGCCACCGACATAACCACCGGTGGCATAGCCGCGCATCAGCCGGTAGAGATTCCCCACGCCAATCCGGCTGGTTGCCTCCTTCGTGAAGACAAATTCACCACGGTGAACAATCCCCGCTGGCTCATATTTGCCGCCGGTTCCCGTAAATCCCCCGGTCGCAAAATGGAATTTCGCCGCAGCTGCCTGAATGGCTGTACCGCCTGACGCGGATGCGCCGCCACCAACAGCCCCGCCAATGGCGCTGCCGATACTCCCGACAATCCCCACCATTGCCTGCTTAAGCAGAATTTCTGTCATCATGGACAGCACGGAACGGGTAAAGCTGCGCCAGTTCTGCTCACTGCCGGTCAGCATCGCCGCCATATTCTGTGCAATACCATCAAAGGTCTGCGTGGCTGCACTTTTAACCTGCGACATACTGTCCGTGGCGCTCTCTTCCCACTCACTCCAGCCGGACTTCAGGCCTGCCATCCAGCTCCCGCGAAGCTGGTCTTCAGCCGCCCAGGTCTTTTTCTGCTCTGACATGACGTTATTCAGCGCCAGCGGATTATCGCCATACTGTTCCTTCAGGCGCTGTTCCGTGGCTTCCCGTTCTGCCTGCCGGTCAGTCAGCCCCCGGCTTTTCGCATCAATGGCGGCCCGTTTTGCCCGTTGCTGCTGTGCGAATTTATCCGCCTGCTGCGCCAGCGCGTTCAGGCGCTCCTGATACGTAACCTTGTCGCCAAGTGCAGCCAGCTGGCGTTTGTACTCCAGCGTCTCATCTTTATGCGCCAGCAGGGATTTCTCCTGTGCAGACAGCTGGCGACGTTGCGCCGCCTCCTCCAGTACCGCGAACTGACTCTCCGCCTTCCACAAATCCCGGCGCTGCTGGCTGATTTTCTCATTTGCTCCGGCATGCTTCTCCAGCGTCCGGAGTTCAGCCTGAAGCGTCAGCAGGGCAGCATGAGCACTGTCTTCCTGACGATCGCCCGCAGACACCTTCACGCCGGACTGTTTCGGCTTTTTCAGCGTCGCTTCATAATCCTTTTTCGCCGCCGCCATCAGCGTGTTGTAATCTGCCTGCAGGATTTTCCCGTCTTTCAGTGCCTTGTTCAGTTCTTCCTGACGGGCGGTATATTTCTCCAGCGGTGTCTGCAGCCGTTCGTAAACCTTCTGCGCCTCTTCGGTATATTTCAGCCGTGACGCTTCGGTATCGCTCTGCTGCTGCGCATTTTTGTCCTGTTGAGTCTGCTGCTCAGCCTTCTTTCGGGCGGCTTCAAGCGCAAGACGGGCCTTTTCACGATCATCCCAGTAACGCGCCCGCGCTTCATCGTTAACAAAATAATCATCCTTGCGCAGATTCCAGATGTCGTCTGCTTTCTTAAACGCAGCCTCTGCCTTAATCAGCATCTCCTGCGCGGTATCAGGACGATCAATATCCAGCACCGCATCCCACATGGATTTGAATGCCCGCGCAGTCCTGTCTGCCCAGGTCTCCAGCGTGCCCATGTTCTCTTTCAGGCGGCGGGTCTGGTCATCAAACCCTTTCGTTGCGGCCTCGTTCGCCGCCTGCAATGCCCCGGCTTCATCGCCGGAACGCTGCAACTGAGCAACATACGCAATCTGCTCCGCCGTCACGTTATGGAACTGGCGTGCCATCGCCGTCAGCCCCGACGTCGGGTCAGTGGTCAGCTTCCCGAAGGCTTCAGCGACCTTGTCCACCTCCACGCCGGATGCAGAGGAGAAACGCGCCACACTCTGGCTGATGGACGCAATCTGAGCCTCACCGCTTACCCCCGCCTTAACCAGTGCGCTGAGTGACTCGCTGGTCTGGTTAAACGTCAGCCCTGCCGCCTGCCCGGCTCTGGACAGGACCAGCATACGATCTGCCGTCAGCCCGGCCTGATTGCCGGAAAGGACCAGCGTTTTGTTGAAATCGGACAGGGTTGAGTTGCCCTGATACCAGGCATACGCCAGCGCACCGGTCGCCACCGCCAGCGAGGTGGCCCCCACCATCGGCAGGGTGATCGCACCGGCAAGCCCCCTGAACATGGGGATCATCCCGCCGAAGGAGTCCTTCACCTGCCCCCCCTGTTGCAGCAGGATCAGCCACGGACTTTGCCCGCCTGCAAGCTGCGTGGCCACGTCGGTGAACTGTGCAGGCAGCATACGCATGGCGGCTTTATACTGCCCGACGGAAATCCCCGCTTTCTGTGCAGCCAGCGCCTGTCGGCTCAGCGACTGTTCAACGACTGCCGCTGTTCTTTTCGCATCACTTTCCGTACCGGAAAAATGACGCCTGACTCTGGCCATCTGCTCGTCAAATCTGGCCGCATCCAGACTCAAATCAACGACCAGATCGCCTACCGGTTCAGCCATACCGGACTCCTCCTGCGATCCCTTCTGATACTGTCATCAGCATTACGTCATCCTCCGTCATGTCCGCCACATCCGGGGAAGCGGGGATAACTTCATTCCCGTCCGGGCCAAAGCGGACACCTCCGGCAAGCCCTGCCGCTTTCTGCATCAGCACATCATCTTCAGGCTCTTCGTCAGCCTCGCGCCGGTTCAGCAGACTGAAATCCAGCGGATGCATATCCGGATCGCTGAAAAACAGGCTGAGCACGGTGTACGTCAGCCCGGAAAAGTGCATATCCAGCAGAACATCATGAAAATAATGGGTACTGTAAAAGCGGTGCCAGTCGGCATACTCCGTGGATGACATCCCGGCAAGCATGGCACGCCAGTCGGGTCGCCCCATCTCACGCGCCAGTTTCAGGGCAAAACTCAGCTCACCGTCGAACACTTTCCCGCAGAAACAGGCTCTGCGGGCCCGGCGTCCTCTGCCTGTTCAGGGGCATTATTCACCACAAACTCATACATACCAGACAGCCGGTACACCACGTTTTCAGCATGAGAAATTGCCTCTGTGGGCCAGGTGGTAAGCACTTCCTGCTCAATCTGTTTAACGGCTTCATTCATGGAAGGCTGCTTTGTCTTCTGCGGATGGTTATGCCACAGGGACATCGCCACCAGAAACGCGCCGGTTCTGATGGCGTCTTCCACAGTAAACTTCCGGTTGCTGTCTGACTCCGCCTGTTCTGCCTGCCGTTTCATCAGGGCGAGATGCTCAATACGCTGCAGGGCTGACAGTTCAGAAAGCGTGACGGTCACACCGTTATGTTCAAATGATTCGGTTTTCAGGAACATCTCTGACTCTCCGGATTAACTGGCGGTGACGGTGATTTCTGCAACCGCAGCAAACTCACCATTACCGGATACAATCGGAATGTTGACCTTGCCTGCAGCAACGCCATTCACGGTGATGGTCATACCACTGACCGACACGGTGGCTTTTGTTTTATCCGCTGACACCGCACGGAAGCTCTTGTCGGTTGCGCCTTCCGGCTGGAATGCCACGGTCAGCGTGGTGCTCTTCCCTTTCACTACGGAAGCGCTGGCTGGCGTCACGGTCATACCGGTTACCGCTGTTACCGTGCTGCGATCTTCTGCCATCGACGGACGTCCCACATTGGTGACTTTCACCGTGCGGGTGATCACTTCCTTCGCCGTCACCGCCTTACCGATACTGCTGACCCAGCCGCGGAACACATCGACCGTGCCGTTCGGGAAGCGGATTTTATAGGCACGGGTATCACCTTCATTAAACCACGCCAGCAGCGCCTGCTGCCCCTGCTCTCCGGGCATCCACGCCAGCGTGAAGCTGGTATCTCCGGCGGATTTCTGCCCCTGTCCGGTCGCGGTCCAGTCTGCATCTTCATCATCGAGATAACTGTCGTCATAGGACTCAGCGGTCAGTTCGCCGGGCGTCAGGTCTTTAACCTTTGCCAGACGCGACCAGTCATTGTCTGAAAGCGGGTTTGCATAAGGGTCGCCGCTCCCGTTATAAACCCACAGGGTGGTCCCGGCCCCTTTCACCGGTGCCAGAGGATTTGGTGTTGGCATATCGTCCTCACATTTCATAGGTAATGACATAAGTAAGATCGGCTGAACTCCACAGGCCCGCATCATCGTCGCGCCGGTAGTCATAGCCGCTGGCCACCATACTGGTGATCAAATCTGACAGTGCCGGGATATCGCTCATCACCGGATAAATCCGGGACTCCATCCACGCATCCAGCTCTGAATCCGGCACCTGAGCAGGCAGGAAAACTTCGATATGCAGCTCCGCCTGCCAGGTATCGCTGTCCAGCTCTTCGCCCGTGTATTCAGCGCCGGTGAGATAAACGGCAACTGCCGGAAAATCCGCCTCATCAAAAACAGCGGGGCGACCATCAAAAAGCGTCGCCCCGGTGTCATGCTTCTCCAGTGCATCCAGTACGGCTGCACGGAGTTCAGTATGTTTCATCGCTTTATTACCATTCTCAGTTGATGCTGCAGCGCATAGCCCAGCTCTTTCGGAAGACGTTCACGCCGTATCCGTTCAATATTCTGTTTAAACGCCGTGGTAAGCGGCACCGCCATCGGGATTTTCACCACATCAATGGGGTAACGGTTTTTCCCGGCCACACGCTGCATGACATGCCACCGGCCATTTTTCAGTTGCTGAATAAACGCGCCGGGAATACGACGGTTTCCCACCACAAGCACGCTGCCGCCACCTTTCAGGGATGAACGCTGCCCCTTTTTACGACGTCTGCGGCGGGAAAGGACAACCCGCGCGTTACCCAGCTTGATTACGGGCAAATCCCCCCGGTTAACCCTGATTCTGGCCTGCGGATTTTTGACCGTGGCCCTTTTCAGCCTGGCCCTTTCCTTTACCAGTTTCCGGCGTACCTTTGTCTCACGGGCAACCTGTGCCACCGACTGCGATATCGCGGATGACGCAACGCGGTTAATGGCCATTGCGGCGGCACCAGGCACCGCCGTTCTGCTGATACGGCTGAGGTTTTCAACGGCCTGCTCAAGACCTTTTATGGCCATACATCCCCCTTTCAGCGGCGACGGTTAACGGCAGGCGGCACGCCACGCCCAAGCCAGAGATGACAGCTTCCGCCATCATCCGGCGAAATCCGGTCTATCCAGAAGTTTTCCTCACCGATGGTCAGCGTGTCGCCGCGCCGCAGCTGCCGCACATCATCAGTCCGGACAAACAGGGACGGGCTGGAGCCTTCAACGCGCACGCCCTGTCCGGCATAGCTGATATTTTCAGGGTCATCAAAAACACCACGTATCACAGCACCGGACTGCTCACCGGATGTCATGGTGGCTGACGTTCCCATGTACCCGCGTATCGTTTCATCGGCGCAGGCAATGGCAGCATCGAACAGGTTATCGAAATCAGCCACAGCGCCTCCCGTTATTGCATTCTGGCCAGGCCGCGCTCTGTCATTTCAGCTGCCACACCGGCAGAGACACGAAACGCCGTTCCCGGCAGCACAAATGCCACAGCCTCATCCCGCGTGGCGTGAAGTGCATCAGTATGCAGCGTCACCAGTGCCACAACCGTGACCAGATCAGCCGTATCAGTCACGGTATCCGGCTGCGCTGATACAACCTCATTTTCATGCACGGTCAGCACATTTTCCGGGCTGACAGACGTGTCCTGACCGGCTGCGTCATCCGTGTCATCAAGCTCCTCTTCCAGCTCTGCCACACGGAGCGCCAGTTCTTCTTTCGTCCCCGTCAGGCTGACATCACGGTTCAGTTGCTCACCCAGCGAACGGAGACGGGCAATCAGTTCATCTTTCGTCATGGACTCCTCCACAGAGAGAAAATGGCCCCGAAGGGCCATGATTACGCCAGTTGAACGGACACGAACTCATCAGGATCAGCCAGCAGCATCAGCGGTGCTGACTGAATCATGGTGAACTCTCGCGCCGGATCGCCGGATGTCTTCCAGTTTTTCGGATAACGGGGAGACGCATTAATACCCTCACTCAATGCATCCGCATCCTGAATACAGCCATAGGTGCGCAGACCGCGTGCATGAGTGTTACCCAGCACCATCGTGTTGTCCGGCAGGAAGTTCTTTTTGACGCCGTTTTCCACGTACTGTCCGGAATACACGACGATGGCCACATCGCCATACATTCCCTTATAAGACACCGCTTTGCCCAGGTCTTTTACCGCTGTCTCCAGTTCGGAATGAGAGCCGCGACGGGTATCCAGCTTCTCCCTGACGGCTTTGAAGGAACGGAACAGCGCCCAGCCTTTCGGATCAAACACGATGATATTCACCACGCCGCTGGCGTTCAGCGCATAGGCTTCGATATCGTCGGTCGGGTCATACGTGGACTTGTCACGCTTGCTCCACTCCGTACCACCGGACTGTGTGATGTTGTTCGCCGCACTGCGGCCCATATCCACCTCAACCGGATCGAAGGCTTCACCGGTCATGGTGTATTTGCCCTTAAGCACAGCAGAAACTGCCTGCATCTCTTCGACCTGAGCAATGGCCAGCTCTTCGTCTCGCATGTTCTGCATGATGATGCGACGGCGGCGGTAAGCCGGGTCCGCCAGATTCTGCGGATCTTCATCCGGCAGGCGACGCAGGGTCATCTGCGGATTCACCTCATGCTTGGGTTTGACATATCCCGGCGTAAATTCAGAGGTGGAGCCGCCACGGGAACGGATAACCTCACCGGAAACAATCGGCGAAACGTACAGCGCCATGTTTACCAGTCCCGGAATTTGTGAGAGATAGACTTTCTCCGTGGTGAAGGGATAGCTCTCACGGAAAAAGAGACGCAGAAACAGCGGATCAAACTTAAATTTCTGCTCATTTGCCGCCAGCAGCTGGGCGGTTGTGTACATCGACATAAAAAAATCCCGTAAAAAAAGCCGCACAGGCGGCCTTTAGTGATGAAGGGTAAGGTTAAACGATGCTGATTGCCGTTCCGGCAAACGCGGTCCGTTTTTTCGTCTCGTCGCTGGCAGCCTCCGGCCAGAGCACATCCTCATAACGGAACGTGCCGGACTTGTAGAACGTCAGCGTGGTGCTGGTCTGGTCAGCATCAACCGCCAGAATGCCAACGGCAGTACCGTCGGTGGTGCCATCCCACGCAACCAGCTTACGGGTGGAGGTGTCCAGCATCAGCGGGGTCATTGCAGGCGCTTTCGCACTCAATCCGCCGGGCGCGGTTGCCGTATGTGCCGGGTCACTGTTGCCCAGCGGCTGGTAATGGGTAAAGGTTTCTTTGCTCGTCATAAACATCCCTTACACTGGTGTGTTCAGCAAATCGTTAACGGCATCAGATGCCGGGTTACCTGCAGCCAGTGGTGCCGGTGCCCCCTGCATCAGACGATCCAGCGCAGTGTCACTGCGCGCCTGTGCACTCTGTGGTGCAGCTGCCAGAATGCGGCGGGCCGTTTCCACGGTCATACCGGGGGTTTCTGCCAGCACGCGGGCCTGTTCTTCGCGTCCGTGAGCTTCCTCACAGTTGAGGATCCCCATAATGCGGCTGTTTTCTGCCGCAACCGCAGCGGTGATCTGCGCGTTCACGTCCGGCTGCGCCGCGCTGGCGTTTTCGCCCTCCGTCGCTTGCACCACGTCAGTAACGTCAGCCTGCGAAGCAGTGGCTGAAACAGTTGTTGATTGAGTCTCTTTGGTCATTCGCCCTCCTGAGAGACGGGATTTACGTGCATCCAGTGCATCACGCATAACGGTGATCGCATCGGTGCTGTTGACAAGTTCATCAGCCAGTCCGGCATCAATGGCCTCCTGACCGCTGTACACTGCAGCCTCGGTATCCAGCACAGCCTGCACGGACAGGCCGGTATATGCCGACACCTTCTGCGCAAACATCCGGCGGGTTGCATCCATCCGGGACTGCAGTGTCTCCCGGACATCACCCGGTAGATGGCTGTAGGGGTTGCCATCCACCTTATGGCTGCCGCTGTAAATCAGCGTGATTTCCACGCCCTGTTTCTCCAGCGCAGCGCCGTAATTACTGTGAGCCATCATGACGCCGATGGAGCCTGTCCGGGCGGTCTGCGTGACCAGACGCCGGGAGGCGGCGCTGGCAAGCAGCTGACCTGCACTGCAGTTCATGTCGTTGGCCAGCGCCCATACCGGCTTTATGTCACGCACACGGGCGATGATGTCAGCACAGTCAAATGCTCCCGCCACCATCCCGCCCGGTGTGTCCATATCGAGCAGAATGCCGTCCACCATCGGATCGCTGGCAGCCTGTTGCAGACGAGCGATAATGCCGTTGTAACCGGTCATTCCCGAATACGGCTGCAGCGCCCGCGTCCGGCTGACCAGCGTACCGGACACCGGCAGCACGGCGATGCCGTTCATGACCTGATAACTGCGGGCCTGTCGTGGTCCGTCATCATCACCGGATAACGCCAGCGCCGCGGGTGCCTCTCCGGCAGTCAGGCTGTCGCCGGATACTGCATCCGTCAGGCGACTGATCCCAAGCTGGCCTGCAAGCGCACAAAAGAAAACCCGCGCATAGGCGGGTTCAAGCATCAGCGGCTCATTAAAAGCCATGCTGGCAATATGCGGGAGATTACGCAGCTCTGCTGTCACTCTTCTCCTCCTCTGTTGATTGTCGCAGTCCGGATTCAAATGCCGCAGCCGCCCAGGCGGGCGGTTTAAGACCGGCTGCACGGCGCTCCATCGTTTCACGGACCTGCTGGGCAAAAATTTCCTGATAGTCGTCACCGCGTTTCGCGCACTCTTTCTCGTAGGTGCTCAGTCCGGCTTCTATCAGCATCACCGCTTCCTGAACTTCTTTCAGACCATCGATGGCCATACGACCGGAGCCTATCCAGTCGCAGTTCCCCCAGGCACTGCGGGCTTCCTGAAAGCTGAAGCGCGCTTTTGAAGGTAACGTCACCACGCGGCGAACGATGGCCTCTTCAAGCCAGCACAGAAACATCTGGCTCGCCTGACGGGATGCGACGAATTTTCGCCGCCCCATAAAGTACGCCCACGACTCGTTCGCACTGGCCCGTGCCGTGGAGTAGCTCATCTGGGCGTAATTCCGGGAAAGCTGCTCATACGAGACACCCAGCCCGGCAGCGATATACCGCAACAGTGACTGCTCAAACACGGAGTAGCCGTTATCCGTATCCTGAGCCGTCTGCAGGTTCAGTGAGTCCCCCGGCATCAGGGGCGGCACTTTTGCGCCTCCCAGACGGACCGGTGCTGCGGCGTAATACGCGGCAATTTCACCAATCCAGCCCGTCAGCCTTTCCCGCTGCTCCTGACTGTTCGCGCCCAGAATAAAATCCATCGCTGACTGCGTATCCAGCTCACTTTCAATGGTGGCGGCATACATCGCCTTCACAATGGCGCTCTGCAGCTGCGTGTTCTGCAGCGTGTCGAGCATCTTCATCTGCTCCATCACGCTGTAAAACACATTTGCACCGCGGGTCTGCCCGTCCTCCACGGGTTCAAAAACGTGAATGAACGAGGCGCGCCCGCCGGGTAACTCACGGGGTATCCATGTCCATTTCTGCGGCATCCAGCCAGGATACCCGTCCTCGCTGACGTAATATCCCAGCGCCGCGCCGCTGTCATTAATCTGCACACCGGCACGGCAGTTCCGGCTGTCGCCGGTATTGTTCGGGTTGCTGATGCGCTTCGGGCTGACCATCCGGAACTGTGTCCGGAACAGCCGCGACGAACTGGTATCCCAGGTGGCCTGAACGAACAGTTCACCGTTAAAGGCGTGCATGGCCACACCTTCCCGAATCATCATGGTAAACGTGCGTTTTCGCTCAACGTCAATGCAGCAGCAGTCATCCTCGGCAAACTCTTTCCATGCCGCTTCAACCTCGCGGGAAAAGGCACGGGCTTCTTCCTCCCCGATGCCCAGATAGCGCCAGCTTGGGCGATGACTGAGCCGGAAAAAAGACCCGACGATATGATCCTGATGCAGCTGGATGGCGTTGGCGGCATAGCCGTTATTGCGCACCAGATCGTCTGCGCGGGCATTGCCACGGGTAAAGTTGGGCAGCAGGGCTGCATCCACACTTTCACCCGGTGGGTTCCACGCCCGCAACTGCCCACCAAATCCGCTGCCACCGCCATGATAACCGGCATATTCACGCAGCGATGTCATGCCGTCCGGCCCCAGAAGGGTGGGAATGGTGGGCGTTTTCATACATAAAATCCTGCAGGTCCCCTGCGTCGCTGTGTCATGCCGGTCTGCACTTCCAGCTCTGCAATATATTTTTTCAGGTCAGACACGGAAGTGGCCGTAAACTCCACTCGCCGTCCGTCTTTCTGTACTGTTGCCACCCGTTTACCTGTCATCAGGTCATGCAGTGCCGCACGGGCAGCGGCAAGTTCTTCCTGTCGCGTCATTCATCCTCTCCGGATAAGGCACGGGCGTAATCTGCCAGTGTTTTCTTGTTGGTTGCTGCACCATCCTCTTCCTGCAGGCTCGCCAGCAGCGCACTGAGATCCAGCTGCCAGCGGGAAATACTGATGCGCAGCGCCGCCAGCGCATAAACGAAGCAGTCGAGTGCCTCATTGCGTCGCTTTTTGCTGTCCCACAGTATTTTTTTCCTGCCATCCCCCCATTTTTCGACCTGCTCTTCAGCAGTCAGCTGCTGCGCTTCGGTCAGATCAAAAATATCCGGGTTATTCGGGAAGTGAACGGCACCGGGAAGCGGTTCATCCCCTTCCGGCGTCAGTGTGAAGCGGTTATAAATCTGCTCTTTCGCGGTATCCGTACCGATTTCGGTAAGGTAAACCCCGTTTTTGTTTCGCTTACGTGGCATGCTGGCCACAGGCTTACCGTAGACGGATGCCCCTTTAATGGGGATCACCCGGAACAGCCCATGTTTTTTCGAGCGTTCATACACAATGGTCGGATCAATCCCGCCAGTATCCCAGCAGATACGGGATACCGACATTTCTGCACCATTCCGGCGGGTATAGGTTTTATTGATGGCCTCATCCACACGCAGCAGCGTCTGTTCATCGTCGTGGCGGCCCATAATAATCTGCCGGTCAATCAGCCAGCTTTCCTCACCCGGCCCCCATCCCCATACGCGCATTTCGTAGCGATCCAGCTGGGAGTCGATACCGGCGGTCAGGTAAGCCACACGGTCAGGAACGGGCGCTGAATAATGCTCTTTCCGCTCTGCCATCACTTCAGCATCCGGACGTTCGCCAATTTTCGCCTCCCACGTCTCACCGAGCGTGGTGTTTACGAAGGTTTTACGTTTTCCCGTATCCCCTTTCGTTTTCATCCAGTCTTTGACAATCTGCACCCAGGTGGTGAACGGGCTGTACGCCGTCCAGATGTGAAAGGTCACGCTGTCCGGCGGCTCAATCTCTTCACCGGATGACGAAAACCAGAGAATGCCATCACGGGTCCAGATCCCGGTCTTTTCGCAGATATAACGGGCATCAGTGAAGTCCAGTTCCTGCTGGCGGATGACGCAGGCATTATGTTCGCAGAGATAAAACACGCTGGAGGGATCATCCGGCGTCCATTTGAGGCCAAACGACGTCTCTTTATCGCCAAATTTAAGGTACTGCTCCTCCCCGCAGTGCGGACAGGCAACATGAAAACGCATAAAATGCGGGGATTCACTGGCTGCACGCTCAATCTGGCAGGTGCCTCTCACTTTGGGGGTGGAGCCACGGATGGACTTTGGCCAGACCGAGCCTTCAATACGTTTGTCGCCAAGGAACGTCGGAGAGCCTTCCTGTTCAATATCCTCATCAAAGGCAGCAAGTTCATCATAACCCGCCACATCCACCGACTTTTCACGGTAGTTTTTTGCCGCTTTACCGCCCAGGCACCAGAAGCCACGACCATTGGAAAAACGCTTCATGGTGAGCGTGTTATCCCGGTGCTTTTTGCCATACCACGGAGCCAGCGCCAGCAGCAACGGAATATCGCGGATGGTCGGCTCAACGTGGGTTTTCATAAAGTTCTCGGCATCACCATCCGTCGGCAACCAGATAAGTGTGTTGCGCTGCTTATGCTCTATGAAGTAGGCATAAACACCCAACAGCATTTTGGAATAACCAACACGGGCAGACTTCACCACATTCACCTCGCGGATGTAGTCGCTGCCCATCGCATTCATGATGGCCCGCTGAAAGGGCAGTGTTTCCCAGCGCCCTTCCTGGTATGCGGATTCTTTCGGGAGATAGTAATTAGCATCCGCCCATTCAACGGCGGTCTGTGGCTCCGGCCTGAACAGTGAGCGAAGCCCGGCGCGGACAAAATGCCGCAGCCTGTTAACCTGACTGTTCGATATATTCACTCAGCAACCCCGGTATCAGTTCATCCAGCGCGGCTGCTTTGTTCATGGCTTTGATAATATCCCGTTTCAGGAAATCAACATGTCGGTTTTCCAGTTCCGGAAAACGCCGCTGCACCGACAGGGGGAGCCCGTCGAGAATACTGGCAATTTCACCTGCGATCCGCGACAACACGAAAGTACAGAATGCGGTTTCCACCACTTCAGCGGAGTCTCTGGCATTCTTCAGTTCCTGTGCGTCGGCCTGCGCACGCGTAAGTCGATGGCGTTCGTACTCAATAGTCCCTGGCTGGAGATCTGCCTCGCTGGCCTGCCGCAGTTCTTCAACCTCCCGGCGCAGCTTTTCGTTCTCAATTTCAGCATCCCTTTCGGCATACCATTTTATGACGGCGGCAGAGTCATAAAGCACCTCATTACCCTTGCCACCGCCTCGCAGAACGGGCATTCCCTGTTCCTGCCAGTTCTGAATGGTACGGATACTCGCACCGAAAATGTCAGCCAGCTGCTTTTTGTTGACTTCCATTGTTCATTCCACGGACAAAAACAGAGAAAGGAAACGACAGAGGCCAAAAAGCTCGCTTTCAGCACCTGTCGCTTCCTTTCTTTTCAGAGGGTATTTTAAATAAAAACATTAAGTTATGACGAAGAAGAACGGAAACGCCTTAAACCGGAAAATTTTCATAAATAGCGAAAACCCGCGAGGTCGCCGCCCCGTAACCTGTCGGATCGCCGGAAATGACCCGCAAAATGATAATAATTATCATCTGCATGTCACAACGTGCATCTACGCCATCAAACCACGTCAAATAATCAATTATGACGCAGGTATCATATTAATTGATCTGCATCAACTTAACGTAAAAACAACTTCAGACAATACAAATCAGCGACACTGAATACAGGGCAACCTCATGTCAACGAAGAACAGAACCCGCAGAACAACAACCCGCAACATCCGCTTTCCTAACCAAATGATTGAACAAATTAACATCGCTCTTGATCAAAAAGGGTCTGGGAATTTCTCAGCCTGGGTCATTGAAGCCTGCCGCCGAAGACTGTGCTCAGAAAAAAGAGTTTCGCCTGAAGCAAACAAAGAAAAGAGTGACATTACTGAATTGCTCAGAAAGCAGGTCAGACCAGATTGAAGCAATTTAGATAATCGTGCAGACTAGGTACCTTCATATCACATGGAAGGTACTACAATGGCTCAGGTTGCCATTTTTAAACAAATATTCGATAAAGTGCGAAATAATTTAAACTATCACTGGTTTTATTCTGAACTAAAACGTCACAATGTCTCACATTACATTTACTATTTAGCCACAGAGAATATTCATCTTGTTCTTGAAAACGATAATACGGTTTTAATAAAAGGACAGGGTAAGGTTGTAAATGTAAGATTTTCAAAAAATAAATGCCTTATAGAAGCCACATTAAAAGGATTCAAATCAGGAGAGTTATCATTTTACGAATACAGGAAAAATCTTGCTACAGCAGGGGTTTTCAGATGGATTACAAATATCCACGAAAACAAAAGGTATTACTATACCTTTGATAATTCATTACTCTTTACTGAGAACATTCAGAACACTACACAAATATTTCCGCACTAAATCATAACGTCCGGTTTCTTCCGTGCCAGAACCGGACTCGCTGGCATGATGAAATATGTGTACCCGGTAACCCCGGTGTGCATCGTTTTTGATTATTCCCGCACACTCGCGCAGAAGGAGTTCCCCGTCGGGCTACGGTCTCTGTTAATACGGGAATACGGCGACGATACAGCGCATGATGTGTCAGGCTTGAATACCTTTATCCTTTAAAAGGGATATCAGTTAAGTTATCCCGTGTAGGGTATAAGCCATTATCAAAGCCACTCTGTAGGGAATGGCTTTTGTGATGGCATCACTTACTCTTTACGCTGCTATCCCACTCATCCCGGAATTTTGATGGGTTATTGAAACCTTCTGCTGACATAACAACTCCTTCAATGTTTGGCTGAAATTAGGATGTCTTTCCATCAGTCCGCCACCACAAAGAATCCTTTTTGCCATAAGGCAGGAGGTTCATCTTTCAGTGGCTGCCGGTGTTATTTCCCCACTTACTGGCTTGGGTTGTTTCGTGGTACTGCCGTTAACTGGTGGCGCACAGATTTAGTTAAATCCGTTCTCGCCTGAACTATCTTTTACATACCCGGATTGTGGGGATGTAAATCACGGTTTCATTATCAAGCCCACCCGTAGATGGGCTTTGTAATGGATAGCCGTTGCTCAGTTCTAGTAATGCTTTGATTTTTTCGATAACGCAGTTTTGCGTTTGCCATCAGCACGCGATATCGAGAGTCAACTGCAGTTGCTCGCGCCAGTACTCAACATTTGCTTCAATAACCGGCTTATCCCATCGCCAGCGAGCCATCTCTCTTGCCCCATTGCTGGCTTTTGATTTCCGGTCATCGCGAATGCGACATGCTTGCTCATATTTCTGCTGCTCAGTCAGTTCACCGCGAAGCAGACTATCAATGTGCAGGTCGCACCACACAGCAAAACGAGCATCACACCAACTGGCAAATGCAACTGAAAGTTTTGGATGTAGCCACGTACCACCACCCCTGTCCTTTCGTGCCTTGCTGGTTTTTACATACCTCGATTGTGAGGGATGTAAAATTTGAGATTCTTTCCCGGTCAACGCTTCGTCTAAAGCACGAACGTATTCAAGCGTTTCTGCCAAACGCATCCAGTTATCAATGCGTTTCCCAAATCTCTCAGCAACACCTGTGACGTTGATCCAACCATCAGTGTTGAAACTGACAATTTCACCTTTGTAATTAAGTGGCACGATATTCATAACGTTTACCTACCATTTGAAATGAACCTTTGCCGCACAGGAAACCAGCCCACCGAGGCTCGCCAGCACTAACTGGTATCCTCAAAGGCCCATTCCAAAGGGGCAGGTTCGGTGTAAAAAAAACATGCGTTGCGGTACGCATTTATTGCAAAAAAGCCCCGCATCGCGAGGCTCATTAAATGGACTTTGTGATTTGCAAAAAAATTATTTCAGGCATTGCGTCCTGATGTATTCCTGCAGGTAGTTAACCTGCGCGGTTATCTTGTCGATTCCACTTCGGAGACGGTAATAATTGAGTTCAGCATCTGCTGTAAGTCTTGGGCTTTCTCCATCGCCCATGCCGCTGGCTCCGGTCGTTGACTTTGCACAGGTGGCGGCGACTTGCAGGCGCTTACGCCCAGCAGAAACATCAACACGGAGACTTTCGATAGTCGCGTTAGCATCAGCAAGCTCCTTTGTGTATCTTGCGTAGAGTTCTGCTACATCACGTTGACGCTTCCGCATGTCAGCGATGGTGGCGTTCGCCTTCTCCAGTTCACTGGCCTTGTTATCGCGCTGCTCTTTGTAGGCGATTGCGTTATCACGGTAATGATTAACAGCCCATGACAGGCAGACGATGATGCAGATAACCAGAGCATAAATAATCGCGGCGACTCTGCTCACTGATCTATCCCCCAACAGGCTAATGCGCTTTCCTGGTCACGACGAATAACCTGTCCATAGCAGTTATTTGAACGTATGCGGCAATCGCGCCCACCATCTTTTATCCACCAGCGAATCGCCTCGCATGCACCTTTACGATCACCGGCATTCAGCCGCTTATAAAACGTCGACGGGAAACACTTACCGGGGCCAATGTTATAGGGACAAAATGACGCGATACCCGCTTTCTGTGGTTCGGTCAGTGGCACTTTAATATTGCGCTCCACCCATGCCAGCGCCTTATCCCGTTCAATGGCGTTAACCTGGTCGCATTTTTCCTTCGACAGTTTCATACCGGGAAAAACGGGTTTTCCATCCACCACCGTGGCACCCCGACAGATGGTCCAGATGCCGGAACCATCGCGGTATGCCGTTGTGTGGTTACCTTCTTTTTCATCCAGAAACTGGTCGAGAATATCAGGCGCAGGCGCACCGACGGCAATCAGTGCCAGAACGGCAGCCGACAGGCCGTATCTGATTTTTGCGTTCATGGATATTTATCAGGATTTATCGGTTTCTGAACCCTGGATATGTTTATCTGTCCCGGCCTGTTGAATCAGGCAAGGAATAGTTAAATACAATAGAGAGGATTGTTTATGGACAATAGCACCATTTCTCTACAGGAGTTGCTCGACTGCATTTCCAGGCTTCGGGATGATGTAAATGCCCTTACTGTCGCATTTTCATATCTGGCATTCTCAATTCCCAAGGAACAAATGCAACCAACACTGGCATCGCTCCAGCTTGAATCACTCAACCCCAAATGGTCCCAGCAACAACAAAATTCTTTCAAGTGGCTGGCGGTATTACTGGAAGAAAAATATGCTGGTGAAATTACCATTTCGGCGGAGTCTTCAGAGAACCAGTAATTCTTCCCGGTAGCTTTCCTTTGTAGGTTATCCACACATTCTGCGCCTCTAAAATTATGGGGCGCTTTTCCGGCGACAGCTCATCCCCTTCACATAACCCGGCAGCAACATCCAGGAAGACCTGTCTGATGCTCCTTCTGGCTGCTGCCTCATAAAACTCCAGCGCGGCACCTTCAACACGGTCCAGCGAGATGTCCAGGTCAAAAATTTCACCGTCAAAGCGTTTTTTGTCCCGTAACGCTAAAGTTACCGTAACTTTATTCTCAAAATTGCGGATCCCTTTCACAATCAGTTCATAGTTTTGAGTCATTGAATTACTCTCCCCGTGCAGCCTTACGCTTGTCTTCTTTAATCTTGAAATAAAGGTTTGTCAGGTACGTCAGCAGGCCAAATACCAGGCTACCCAGCACTCCAATTGCCGCCCACTGTGAGGGCGTGACTTTATCTAGCAGCTGTAAAAACCAGTACCCGGCACTACCTGCTGAGGTGCCATAGGCGACACCCGTTGTTAACTTATCCATGGATTTCATAACCCCACCTCGCAGACAAAGCGGGTGTAAATTGAGGGAATACAACGTATCGCAAAAAAGCAGAAACGTAACAGACTCGGAGTCAGTGAATAACTCAGGTATTGGGTTATCAGCTAATATCGAGACTCAAAAAATGGAAAAACCCGCTCGACGGCGGGTTTAAGCTGTGTGACGAAGTAACCACTCTTAACAGCATAACCAATTTTTTACGTACGTAAACCACTAAATGATATTTGCGAGAATGCTACCGAGTATTGAAAACACCACTACAAATACATAAGCAAATCTCAACAAATAACCAACAAATAATTTCCAGTGTTATTTTTAGCTGGTTTAAATTGAACCTTCAAATTATAGAGCACTTATAAATAATAGCCGTTAATATAAATTGGCTAATAGATTTATTTTTATTCAGCCAAGAGCCATGAATAGGATTCGATAGAAAAAAGTTCAGATAAAAATAGAGATCTACTTCACAAATCAAACGAGAAACCAAAACTTACATCTTGAAATAATCACATTGATTAGATGAATATTTATCGCGCAGTGACATCATTTTTTAATAATAGTTCAAAAAAAAGGGCTCACGATGAAAAAATTAACAGTGGCAATTTCTGCTGTAGCTGCATCAGTACTGATGGCGATGTCTGCTCAGGCAGCTGAAATTTATAATAAAGACAGTAACAAGCTGGATCTGTACGGGAAAGTTAATGCTAAGCACTACTTCTCCTCTAATGATGCAGATGATGGTGATACTACTTATGCCCGTCTTGGCTTCAAAGGTGAAACCCAAATCAACGATCAACTGACTGGTTTCGGTCAGTGGGAATATGAATTCAAAGGCAACCGCGCTGAATCTCAAGGTTCCTCCAAAGACAAAACCCGTCTTGCATTTGCAGGCCTGAAATTCGGTGACTACGGCTCAATCGATTACGGCCGTAACTACGGTGTAGCATACGACATCGGTGCGTGGACTGACGTTCTGCCAGAATTCGGTGGCGATACCTGGACCCAAACAGATGTGTTCATGACTGGTCGCACCACTGGTGTTGCAACCTATCGTAACAACGACTTCTTTGGCCTGGTTGATGGTCTGAACTTTGCTGCTCAGTACCAAGGCAAAAACGATCGTAGCGATTTCGATAACTACACCGAAGGTAACGGTGATGGCTTCGGTTTCTCTGCTACCTATGAATACGAAGGATTCGGTATCGGTGCAACTTATGCAAAATCTGATCGTACCGACACTCAAGTTAATGCAGGGAAAGTTCTTCCTGAAGTATTTGCTTCCGGTAAAAATGCAGAAGTTTGGGCCGCAGGTCTGAAATATGACGCTAACAACATTTACCTGGCCACTACCTATTCTGAAACCCAGAATATGACTGTATTTGCTGATCACTTCGTTGCTAATAAAGCCCAAAACTTCGAAGCTGTTGCACAATATCAGTTCGATTTCGGTCTGCGTCCGTCCGTTGCTTACCTGCAATCTAAAGGTAAGGATCTTGGAGTATGGGGCGATCAGGACTTAGTCAAATATGTTGATGTAGGTGCAACCTATTACTTCAACAAAAATATGTCTACTTTCGTTGATTACAAAATCAACCTGCTTGACAAAAATGACTTCACTAAAGCACTCGGTGTAAGCACTGATGACATCGTTGCTGTAGGTCTGGTTTACCAGTTCTAATCTGATTACGAAAAAGATATGTTGCGGGAGGCATTGCCTCCCCAACATATAAGTGGCTCCCTCAAGCCACTTCCTTTAGAAGCACAACCTTGCTTCTAACTATATAAACCTTCTGTTATATATTACCCTTTATTTTTGGGGGCGTCTCAACGCCCCATTTTTAATAATTTTTAGTAAACAATTGGCATATTAATTAGAGTTATTAACAACGATATCCATCTCTAACCGGATATCTAATGCCATTAACATCCCTTCAATTATGCCCTCAGCCTTCTGTAACCTTTTCCCGATATAACCATCAGAGCAGCAATGCTTACCTGCCAGTGACATGAATGTCATACCGACTACATAATAATCTACTAATAAATCGTGCAAATCGCTGTTGTTCTTTTTCAGACGGGCCATGCACCCGCAAATGATCATCGCGTCATCGTCACAACATTGTGGGCGAGATTTTACTTTTGAAGGAATTAATCCCTTAAAACCGGCGGCAATGGACGACCAGGTCACATCTTCATGATTATTAGCCGCCCACGCTCCCCAACGCTCAAGAACCATCTGAATATCACGCATCAACTTACTCCACAAAACTCAGACCAGAACGCCAATTACAAGCAAAAATCAACAAAACAGTATTAGTTGATTGTTATCTCTGACTTCATACTCCTGCTCCTGTCAGTGTTTTGGCGTAATTCTTCAGTATTCGGTAATCGGTCAAAACAGAACCGGGGAAACGATATAAGCGCAGACGCCCCCAGCGGTGGCGAAGAAGTTCTGCCATATTAAACTCAAACATCATTCATTCCCCATTTCGGTGATGGTCAGTTCCAGCCTCCCACCTTTGGTAACAGGCATCTTCACAACGCGGTAATCAACGACCTGAGCATCATCCAGCTAGAAACCTGCTTTAGTGAGTGCGTCAAAAGCGGCTTTTTGCAGATTATCCAGGTCACGGCGACGGCGATCCGGCATGTGGCACTCAATGCGGATTTTCACAGGCATAGCCAGGCCGATATCCAGCATTGCGTTTTTAATGATTCGGGCGACGTTATCGCGGTATGCCTGCCCCTCTGCGCTGACGTGCGTGCGCCCGCGATTATGGCGGTAATAGCGATTATTGCTCGGAGGCCAGGGTAATGTGATGCTGTAGGTATTCACGCCTTAATAACCCCCTCTTTCAGCCAGATAACCTGTGTTCTCGCCATACCTTCCAGCGCGCATTCTTTTGCATATGCAGCATCGACTTGCTTGGCATGCCCTTTACCGGCAATCTTCTGTATGCGCTAAACCTAGATAGAATCCACTCTGTGCACATTGAAGCCCGCTCTATGCTTCCTTTCAGGTATTGAAGGGATTGAGATGGGCTAAGCATTATTGGCCTCCTGCATCAGGAGAAAGACAATCATGGCGGCGCGGAGAGGTCTGGTATCAAATATTGGGCTTACGCCTTTTGCATCCACACACCATTCAGTTAACTGGTCTAAGATAGAAATCCTGTATTTCTCAATAATCGGCCAGGAAGCGCTCGGATCATTGCAGTAGTCAGGCAAATGATTTAATGGCTCAAAAGTTGTATCAGCATTTCCGTAATACCATTTGTTGGTGTTATTCCCTGATGTTTCCGGTTTACTTGCCCAAAGGCCTTTAAAAATTATGTCTCCTACCATTCTGTTAATTTCAAAATCACTTAACTGTGAATAATCCATTGTCATTTCCTCGCACGATATCTTAGCCACCGGATATCCCACAGGTGAGCTGTGTAATTGAAGGTTTTTACGTCAGATTCTTTTGGGATTGGCTTGCGTTTATTTCTGGAGCGTTTCGTTGGAAGGTATTTGCAGTTTTCGCAGATGATGTCGGTGAAACTTCGTCGCTGTCGCCTCATGCCGCCCTCCTGACGCCCTGCCCGATCGCCATCAATGCCGCTTTGGATACGGTAGTAAACATCCGTCGAGGACTGATGAACGGTCGCCAAATCAGCAGCATGGAGCCTTTGCTGTTTCCCTTCTTCTCCAACCCTGTCGATGGTTCGATAAAATTAATCCGTCCATCAGTGATAATGCGAACTTCGTCGACACTCTCCAGAGCCTTGCTGAACCATCCGACTGACATATCCTCTGGCACAAGCATAACTACCGTCTGTTGCTGTTGTATGCACTGCTCAGCAGCTTTTTCCACCCACGGCCTGATATTGCTGTACGGTGGGTTATTCCAGATTGCACCGTGGCTTACCCACTCAGAATTGAGCGCGTCGTCGGCCTCAGTTAGCCAGTGAGCACACAGAGCATTTTTGTCGCTCGCTGCCGAATCCAGCCAGAATCCAAACTCAATATCCAGTGCATCAAAAAGCCAAAGCGGCGTTCGTTTGCCAGCAGTCCTTGTCGTGTGCTGGCGTATTTGATTTGATAGTCATGCAGCCCGATCTCCCCATCTCGCTTTCCACTCCAGAGCCAGTCTCGCTTCGTCTGACCACTTAACGCCACGCTCTGTACCGAATGCCTGTATAAGCTCTAATAGCTCCGCAAATTCGCCTACACGCATCCTGCTGGTTGACTGGCCTATTACCACAAAGCCATTCCCGGCAAGGTTAGGAACAACATCCTGCTGCTTTAATGCTGCGGTAAACACACACTTCCAGCTTTCTGCATCCAGCCAGCGACCATGCCATTCAACCTGACGAGAGACGTCACCAAGGCAAGCCCAAAGCTTTCGGTTCTGGTCTAAGCTGCGGTTGCGTTCCTGAATGGTTACTACGATTGGTTTGGTTGGGTCTGGAAGAATTTGCTGTACCGCGTGAATAGCGTTTTGCTGATGTGCTGGAGATCGAATTTCAAAGGTTAGTTTTTTCATGACTTCCCTCTCCCCCAAATAAAAAGGCCTGCGATTACCAGCAGGCCTGTTATTAGCTCAGTAATGTAGATGGTCATCTTTTAACTCCATATACCGCCAATACCCGTTTCATCGCGGCACTCTGGCGACACTCCTTAAAAATCAGGTTCGTGCTCATCTTTCCTTCCCGTTCTTCCCTGGTAGCAAACCGGTAATACACCGTTCGCCAGACCTTACCTTCGATAACCAGAAGACCTGCCCGTGCCATTTTAGCCGCGGCCTGATTTATGCTGGTTACTGTTGCGCCTGTTACCGCAGCAACGTCCTGCGCACAGAAGCTCTTATGCGTCCCCAGGTAATGAATAATTGCCTCTTTGCCCGTCATACACTTGCTCCTTTCAGTCCGAACTTAGCTTTAATTTCTGCGATCTTCGCCAGAGCCTGTGCACGATTTAGAGGTCTACCGCCCATAACAGGAAGTTGTTTTACTGGTTCAGGGATCGCCTCACCACGGTTAATTCGCGCTGTCATACGGACAAGCTCATCGGCAGCCTTGCGGCGTAATTCCGCATCAGTAAGCGCATTGGCCCGCATGTTCTGATACAGGTTGGTAACCAGCCAGTAGTGCGCGTTTGATTTCCACGGATAAGACTCCGCATCCGGATACAGGCCTCGCTTCCGGCAATACTCGTAAACCATATCAACCAGCTCGCTGACGTTTGGCAGTCCGGCGATAACGGATGCTTCTTCCCGGCACCATGCAACAAACTGCCCGGGTGATGGCAGAAATGGTCGATTCTGCCGACGGGCTACGCGCATTCCTGCGTTAACCTGTTCCATTGTGGTGATCCCGTTTTCCCGGAAAGCCAGAACCCACTGGCGGCGGATTTCGTTCAGTTCGTTCTGGTCACGGTTAGCCAGACTCGCCGGGAAAGTTGCCAGTAACTGGCTGAACACACCGTTGATGATCTGCGCTACCTGCTGTACCTGTGGCTTTTCGTCGTACTGTTCCGGCATGTTGTTGGCGATCCGACGCATCTGCTCACGGTCAAAGTTAACCATCTGTGCGGCGATGTTTTTCATAGATCCACCCCGTAAATCCAGTCAGTGTTTGTCAGGTCGAGTTTTGGTTTTCCGGCTGTCACGCCAGCCTGTTGCTTGTTACGGTTGATTTCGAGCTGGGTCCACTTGTCGCGGAGTTTGGCCGGACTCAGCACGTTACCGGACCAGAAGTTGTCCTGGCAGGCCCAGCGGAAAAGCACACACATATCGCGGTGGTTACGTCCGTCACGTTCACGCATCAGGCGGATATCGTTAGCCCACCCAGCAAAATTCGGTTTTCTGGCTGATGGCGCGATGGTCTTCACCATGTCAAACATCCACTCTGCGGCGGTCAGGTCTTCTGCTGTTCCCCACTTACTGCCGCTCTGAATTGCAGCATCCGGTTTAACCACAGAAAGATCGTTTTCTGGCTGGTCAGAGGATTCGCCAGAATTCTCGGACGAATAATCTTTTCTTTTTTCTTTTGTAATAGTGTCTTTTGTGTCCCCCTGTTTTGAGGGATAGCAATCCCCCAATTTGAGGGATGTTTTATCCCTCGTTTTAGGGGATTTTCCCTCGTTTTGAGGGATACACCATTCTGAGATGTTTTTATTTGGTCCAAACATGCCGCCTTGCTGCTTGATAATATTCATTCTGACGAGTTCTAACTTGGCTTCATTGCACCGTTTGACAGGTAACTTTGTAATCTCGCTAAGTTGAGAATCGGTGATTCTGTCCATTGGTTTATTCCACCCATAGGTTTTACGCAGAATGGCAAGCAGCACTTTAAACTGTCGCTTGGTCAGATCTGCGCCCGAATAAGCCTCAAGCAGCATATTTGATAGTCTGGCGTAACCATCATCGAGATCTGCCACATTACGCTCCTGTCCGGCAAAGTTACCTCTGCCGAAGTTGAGTATTTTTGCTGTATTTGTCATAATGACTCCTGTTGATAGATCCAGTAATTCCCTCAGAATTGCATATCAATTTGCTTAAAATCCTCGGTGGCGGCCGGGGATTTTTTCTTTGTGATTTCAGCAAGCGCATACTTAAAAGCCCTGCTAATCGGACTGATGTCTGATGCCATTCCGAAAGCACACAAGACCGAAGCAATAAATCTCCAGTCCGTTCTGCTTATCTTCGATTCATGACAGCCAATCATCTTTGCCAGACCGCGCTGGGTAAGAGTTGATAGGTTGATGAGTAAATCTGTTTCTGCGCGATCAACGTCACGCTGTGATAGTTTGCTGTAACTTGTTCGTTCCATTTCTTAAGATTTCCAATAGTGAATAGTTAGTTGAAAGGTATGCGTGGAAACGCATATGGCCTTAGTTGGTCAGATATCTTGGGACTCGCTTTTCAGCGACGTAGGACGAATGTCCGTTGTTACAAAGAGCGGCTCCGCTTATTACGCAGCTTTGTGCTCCGGCGGAAACACATCATCAAGACTTACTTTTGCGCCTAACTTGTTTAGACACGCAACAAGAGCACGGCATGTTTTAAGGTCTGGGAAGCGACGACCAGATTCCCAATGTCCGATAGCTCCCTGTGTGCATCCAACTGCCTTAGCAAGTGTTGTTTGAGAGATATTCAGTGACTCTCGATATTTTCGTAGGTTGCTCATATGCCCTCCATAGTAACCACAAATAAAAAAATACAATATGTACTTCTTAAACACAAGCAAAAAATACACATTGTGCATGGATGGTTCCAGTACAGAGCGTAATAATAAGGACATGAAAATGAAATGGTATGAACTGGCTAGATCCAGAATGAAAGAGCTCGGCATAACTCAAGAGAAGTTAGCCGAAGAGCTAGGTATGACGCAGGGTGGAATTGGACACTGGTTGCGCGGATCTCGTCATCCATCTCTTAGTGATATTGGTGTGGTGTTTAAATACCTTGGTATTGATAACATATCATTCAACCACGACGGGACATTTTCACCTGTTGGCGAATACTCATCGGCCCCAGTTAAAAAACAATATGAGTACCCTGTTTTTTCTCATGTTCAGGCTGGGATGTTCTCTCCAGAACTCAGAACCTTTACCAAAGGCGATGCGGAGAGATTGGTAAGCACAACCAAAAAAGCCAGTGACTCTGCATTCTGGCTTGAGGTTGAAGGTAACTCAATGACCGCACCAACAGGTTCCAAACCTAGTTTTCCTGACGGGATGTTAATTCTGGTTGACCCAGAGCAAGCTGTTGAGCCCGGCGATTTCTGCATAGCCAGACTTGGTGGTGATGAGTTTACCTTCAAGAAACTGATCAGGGATAGCGGTCAGGTGTTTCTACAACCACTAAACCCACAGTACCCAATGATCCCATGCAATGAGAGTTGTTCCGTTGTGGGGAAAGTTATCGCTAGCCAGTGGCCTGAAGAGACGTTTGGGTGATATATGTGAAATGCATATATTGATATAAATGCAGCAATATCAATTAGTTAAAAGGTTATATTTTTAATGAATGATCTTGATAAGAAAAAGTACGACCAAGTTATTGATTCTGTGAACTTCGCCCTTAGATCGTTGTCAGAGTTATTCGAAGCCCATGGAATGCATGGGATGTATGATCTAACGAATCCAAGCCTTGATGAGCTAAAATTAGTGTTTACAAGGATGAAAAACGGTGTTGACTCTATTGCTCAAAGCTTTGAGCACATGGTAGAGACAGCAAAGGATATGGATGCCGCAAGTGCAAGCATAAATGTTATGAACATCAAACAAGGATTGATGTATGCTGAATAACTATTGCTTGCTGTAGAGAAATTAGACTATGATAAATGTGTGGAAGCAAATACGCAGATAAAAACCCACGATCTTCCACCAACCCAATGGCCTTAATAGTAAATCAAGATTTCATATAGTCTATTTGAACTAGGCTAGTACCATAAAATAAACCGAGGAAACGCAATGAAAACCATGTCCACTCTGCACAAAGATGCAATGACCCTGAGATCTCTCATCAACGAGATTCTGGCTCGCTCGTCAGCACACACCAAAAAAGCCGCATAATGCCTACATAACCCGGCCTCAGCGCCGGGTTTTCTTTGCCTAACGCCCCCCAAAAAACGCATAACCAATTGTATTTATTTCAAAATTAATAGATACAACTCACTAAACAACGCAATTCTGATCTCTCCCTACATCGCCGAGGCAATACACCCACGCTAAAAAACAACACTATAAAATACAAAGCGTTGTAAAAAACCACTCCTCAATAGAACAAATCGTATTGACCAAGTAAAGTACATATCGTACTATTTAGTCATCAGCAGGACGCTGGAAGCCAAATGGAACAGACTGGCAGGCTCTTTAAACAACGTCGAACACTCGACTACGTGGCTGAAAAGCCAGACCACCCAACCACATAAGCTGTGGGATGCAATGCCGAAGCAACCGTCTCAGGAGGAGCTTCGAGATTGCATCGCCAAAGTTTATTCGGGAGGAATCTATGTCCAGAAAAACAGAATTTAAAGGCACCGCAGCTTCTCGCCGTAGAGCTCGTCGTGCAAACCTGCAAAGTCAGGAGGCGATCAGCTCTGACAAGCTACACAGGCCAACCCCTTCACGAGTGGTCTTACAATGCAAACGCAAACCAGTAATGAGAGCAGAAGTAATAACACTGACAACGTTGACCAGAAAATATGAAGGCTCAACTTGTCTTCCAAATGTAGCCATTTACGCGGCAGGCTACAGGAAATCCAAACAGCTGACAGCAAGATGACTTGTGTTGGTCGCCAGAAAATGAAATTAGGCAGCAAACCACTTATTTGAGGTGAGATATGGAAGAAGAATTTGAAGAGTTCGAAGAGCATCCTCAGGATGTGATGGAACAATACCAGGACTATCCGTATGACTGCGACTATTGATAAGAATCAATGGTGTGGACAATTCGAGCGATGCAATGGATGCAAGCTGCAATCGGAATGCATGGTTAAGCCTGAAGAAATGTTTCCTGTAATGGAGGATGGGAAATATGTCGATAAATGGGCAATACGAACGACGGCAATGATTGCCAGAGAACTTGGTAAACAGAATAACAAGGCTGCCTGATGGTGGCCTTTATTTTTTGGCCGTAAATAATTTCATGCTTATTACAATCAAGGGGATATATGGAAGAACAAGCAAACAAGATTCTCGTAGAACTACTGCAAAAAGCCAGCAATGGAATAGACGCGGCTGTTTCATTCAGCCAAGCGCAGATTCCTGATGTTGTTCATCAGTTGCTGCTATGGAATATGGTTGACAGTCTGATTAAAACATTAATAGCCATTCTAACAATCCCACTGGTTTTCTGGTTTATGAAGAAGCAGTGCCAAAGAGTTGAGACAGGTAAAATCGGTGATGAAGGATACTCATGGGAGAGGGGAAATCCCAAATACAGGCCGACAATGGTTTGGGATAGCAAAGGAGATATTAACCTTCTTATCATGCCATTGGTTGGAGTTTTGACTCTGTGGGGGATTTTTATTATTGGTGTAGTAACCAATATGACTTGGTTAAAAATTTGGCTGGCCCCAAAGCTTTACCTTATCGAATATGCAGCATCATTGGTTAAGTAATTTCAGGCCGCATAGTCGGCCTTTATTTTTGGCATAAACAACAGAATAAACACAGCACTGTGTATTCATTCCAACGAGTGAATACACGGAGCAATGTCGCTCGTAACTAAACAGGAGCCGACTTGTTCTGATTATTGGAAATCTTCTTTGCCCTCTAATGTGAGGGCGATTTTTTATCTGTGAGGATATGAACAGATGTCAAACATCAAAAAATACATCATTGATTACGACTGGAAAGCATCAATAGAAATTGAAATCGACCATGACGTAATGACAGAGGAAAAACTTCACCAGATTAATAATTTCTGGTCAGACTCTGAATACCGACTCAATAAACACGGCTCTGTATTAAATGCTGTATTAATCATGCTGGCGCAACATGCTCTGCTTATAGCAATTTCAAGCGACTTAAATGCATATGGTGTTGTGTGTGAGTTCGACTGGAATGATGGAAATGGTCAGGAAGGATGGCCTCCAATGGATGGTAGCGAAGGAATAAGAATTACCGATATCGATACATCAGGAATATTTGATTCAGATGATATGACTATCAAAGCCGCCTGAGCGCGGCGTTACCGCATACCAATAACGCTTCACTCGAGGCGTTTTTCGTTATGTATAAATAAGGAGCACACCATGCAATATGCCATTGCAGGGTGGCCTGTTGCTGGCTGCCCTTCCGAATCTTTACTTGAACGAATCACCCGTAAATTACGTGACGGATGGAAACGCCTTATCGACATACTTAATCAGCCAGGAGTCCCAAAAAATGGATCAAACACTTATGGCTATCCAGACTAAATTCACTATCGCCACTTTTATTGGCGATGAAAAGATGTTTCGTGAGGCCGTCGACGCTTATAAAAAATGGATATTAATACTGAAACTGAGATCAAGCAAAAGCATTCACTAACCTCCTTTCCTGTTTTCCTAATCAGCCCGGCATTTCGCGGGCGATATTTTCACAGCTATTTCAGGAGTTCAGCCATGAACGCTTATTACATTCAGGATCGTCTTGAGGCTCAGAGCTGGACGCGTCACTACCAGCAGATCGCCCGTGAAGAGAAAGAGGCAGAACTGGCAGACGACATGGAAAAAGGTCTGCCCCAGCACCTGTTTGAATCACTCTGCATCGATCATTTACAACGCCACGGGGCCAGCAAAAAAGCCATTACCCGTGCGTTTGATGACGATGTTGAGTTTCAGGAGCGCATGGCAGAACACATCCGGTACATGGTTGAAACCATTGCTCACCACCAGGTTGATATTGATTCAGAGGTATAAAACGGATGAGTACAGCACTCGCAACGCTGGCTGGGAAGCTGGCTGAACGCGTCGGCATGGATTCTGTCGACCCACAGGAACTGATCACCACTCTTCGCCAGACGGCATTTAAAGGTGATGCCAGCGATGCGCAGTTCATCGCATTGCTGATCGTCGCCAACCAGTACGGCCTTAATCCGTGGACGAAAGAAATTTACGCCTTCCCTGACAAGCAGAACGGCATCGTTCCGGTGGTGGGCGTTGATGGCTGGTCCCGTATCATCAATGAAAACCAGCAGTTTGATGGCATGGACTTTGAGCAGGACAATGAATCCTGCACATGCCGGATTTACCGCAAAGACCGCAATCATCCGATCTGCGTTACCGAGTGGATGGATGAATGCCGCCGCGAACCATTCAAAACCCGCGAAGGCAGAGAAATCACGGGGCCGTGGCAGTCGCATCCCAAACGGATGTTACGGCATAAAGCCATGATTCAGTGTGCCCGTCTCGCCTTCGGATTTGCTGGTATCTATGACAAGGATGAAGCCGAGCGCATTGTCGAAAATACCGCATACACTGCAGAACGTCAGCCGGAACGCGACATCACTCCGGTTAACGATGAAACCATGCAGGAGATTAACACTCTGCTGATTGCCCTGGATAAAACATGGGATGACGACTTATTGCCGCTCTGTTCCCAGATATTTCGCCGCGACATTCGCGCATCGTCAGAACTGACACAGGCCGAAGCAGTGAAAGCTCTTGGATTCCTGAAACAGAAAGCCACTGAGCAGAAGGTGGCTGCATGACACCGGACATTATCCTGCAGCGTACCGGAATCGACGTGAGAGCTGTCGAACAGGGGGATGATGCGTGGCACAAATTACGGCTCGGCGTCATCACCGCTTCAGAAGTTCACAATGTGATAGCAAAACCCCGCTCCGGAAAAAAGTGGCCTGACATGAAAATGTCCTACTTCCACACCCTGCTGGCTGAGGTTTGCACCGGTGTGGCTCCGGAAGTTAATGCTAAGGCGCTGGCATGGGGAAAACAGTACGAGAACGACGCCAGAACTCTGTTTGAATTCACTTCCGGCGTGAATGTTACTGAATCCCCGATCATCTATCGCGACGAAAGTATGCGTACCGCCTGCTCTCCCGATGGTTTATGCAGTGACGGCAATGGCCTTGAGCTGAAATGCCCGTTTACCTCCCGGGATTTCATGAAGTTCCGGCTCGGTGGTTTCGAGGCCATAAAGTCGGCTTACATGGCCCAGGTGCAGTACAGCATGTGGGTGACGCGAAAAGATGCCTGGTACTTTGCCAACTATGACCCGCGTATGAAGCGTGAAGGCCTGCATTATGTCGTGGTTGAGCGGGATGAAAAGTACATGGCGAGTTTTGACGAGATGGTGCCGGAGTTCATCGAAAAAATGGACGAGGCACTGGCTGAAATTGGTTTTGTATTTGGGGAGCAATGGCGATGAAGCATCCTCACGATAATATCCGGGTAGGTGCGATCACTTTCGTCTACTCCGTTACAAAGCGAGGCTGGGTATTTCCCGGCCTTTCTGTTATCAGAAATCCCCTGAAAGCACAGCGGCTGGCTGAGGAGATAAATAATAAACGGGGGGCTGTA